AATTAGTAACAGCATCTTCCAGCACCTTTTCCTCCAAGCGCTTCAATTTATGAAAATAATCTCCTTCAGCAGTATTCTCGTCGCGAGATCCAAAGACGATGGCCGCATCATAAGAAGCGCGACCTGTAGATTCATCAATGCGCTCATTCACTCCCCATGTGAATAGGAAGGGAAACTGAACGCACAATTTTTGGCCGTTATAACGAACATCAATATTCTTACCCCCACGTTTATTTACGCGAGGAGCACCATATGCGACATTGTCGGGATTAAAATCCTTAGAGCGTGTAATTAGATCATTAGTAGACATCATTGTATATATAATACAAGGTATTATCAACTTTTCAATTTTTTTTTAATTAGATACTTTTCAACATATAGATACTTTTCAACGCATATCGCATCATATTTTAATAACAAAAGGATATGAAACTATTTTATATATATATTATAAATGAGCAATTGTTTTGTAACGCTTAAGTCTCCATTAGCAAAGAACAAAAAAATTAGAGTAATGAAAAAGTATCAGTTAAATAGACTATTGTCCAATTATCCCCAAGAAATTGTCTTGGAAAAGAAGCGAAAAAAAATTAAGACCGAGGACTTTGTTATTTGCAAGTATCATGAATACAATAAAATAATTACCGCCAATTATAATTGTAAACAGTTAAAAAAAATATGTGAGCATTTTCATATCCCAAAAACGGGAAATAAAAATATACTCACACGGCGAATATATACTACATTAAAATTATCACATTTTATAATCATTATTCAGAAATATTTCCGAGGTTACCTTGTTCGCCGTTTTATAAAGTTAAGTGGTCCAGCTTTGTTTAATAGAAGTTTATGTGTAAATCAAACAGATTTCTTGTCTTTGGAAAATATTAATACAATAAGGGCAGATAATTTTATTAGTTTTAAAGATAAAGATGATTTTATATATGGATTTGAATTGAATTCAATGCATAAATTAATATTATCATGTAAAAAGAATAAACAAAATTTGATTCTTAAAAATCCATATAATAGAAGAAAATTATCATTAAGAAATATTCAATCAGTTCAAAAGAAAATAAGACTTGCAAAAATTTTATATTGTTACACCGAAAATAACCCAATGAATTTAGAAAAAAAAATAGAAACCAAATATCAATTAAAATTCAAAGTGTTAGATGTTTTTCAGACTATAGAAACATTCGGACATACAACAAATATTAATTGGTTTTTATCATTAACTAAATTCCAACTCTTACAATATATGCGGGAATTAAAAGATATATGGTTTCATCGTCTTGATTTAACAAATGATACTAGAAGAAGAATATATCCTCCACATGGCAATCCTTTCCTTAATTATCACCGATCTTATATTATCCAAAAAAATTTATTATTTATACAGAATTGTACAATTCAATTAATTGAAAAGATGATTACCAAAGGAATATCGCACGAATGTAGAACTTTAGGAGTTTTTTATGTTTTAGCCGCACTTACATTAGTTAGTCCACAAGCAGCCGCGGCATTACCATGGTTATATGCTTCAGCTCACATACCAAATACCCAAATACCTCATTAATTTTGAATTACTTTAAGTTATCTGATGATATTAAAGTAATAAAGTGAAATATATATATTATTGCGTAAAATAACTTAAAAAATATTTGTTAAGATAGATTATAATGGCTAAGAAAACTTCTAAGTCTGCTGTCTCTAAGTCTACTAAAGTTTCAAAACCTCGCAAATCTTCTAAGAAAAACACCAAAACTTCTGCACCAGCACCCGTCGCTGCCCCAGTGCCACCGGTTAACACTGTTACTGCTGCTCCTGCTGCTCCTACTGTCCAACCGCTCGCAAGTGCTTTTGTTGAACTTCTCAGTCAACTCACCAGCCTTCGCAGCCAGCTCACTTCTATCACTGGACAGGTTCGTGCTCTTCAAAAACGCACTGATCGTGAACTGAAACTTGCCCAGAAACAGGGACGCAAGCGTGCTCGCAAGAGTGGAAATCGTGCCCCAAGTGGTTTCGTCAAACCCACTCTTATCAGTGTTGAACTTGCCACATTCCTCAAGAAAGAACAGGGATCAGAAATGGCACGCACTGCTGTCACCCGCGAAATCAATTCTTATATCCGCGCTCATTCATTGCAGGACCCAAAAAACGGACGCCGTATTCTTCCTGATACAAAACTTCGCAAGTTATTGAAGGTAGGAAAGAGCGAAGAGCTTACTTATTTCAATCTTCAGCGTTACATGAGTCCGCACTTTGCCAAGGCTGGTAATCCGCCCGCTGCTGATTCCAATTAAGGATATACAAACCCATAATCTTCTAAAAATTCATGCAATTTCTGCTTATCAATAGATAAATATTCATTTGAATAAAATTTATTTTTTGATATATCCATATCATCTAATTGAAACATGGTAATGATTTTTTTATACTCGTTATTTAGATCTGGAATATTATTTAATTTATATTGTTTGTAATTATAAAATATATTATGATTGTTTATATTATTGTTATAATCTGTTCCTGATAATACACACAATTTTTGAAAATCATATAAATTTATATCTAAATCCTGCAAAATAACATCAATATTATAAAGAATAGCTGTATGATTCTTCAAACTAAGATATCGTAAAACATATGGACAGCCATAAATAAATAAATCTGTGTCTTCGCTCAAACACGCATAAGCTTTTCCATTTAATACCAACTGTGCACACAATTTATCAGCTTCCCCATCAGCTTGATAATATGATATACCCATTAACTGTAATAATTTTTTTACTTGAACCCTATCCTTATACGATACCGTCACAAATTTTCTTCTCAAAGCGTGCATTTTATTTTTTAGCATAATTATCTTATTAGGATTTTTTTCGTTTGCCATCATATTTTTTAATTTATTATATGTGATTTCTGCTTCTTTTTTTCGTTCCCGTCTTTTGTAAATTTCCGCCTTTTTTTCTTTTGGTGTAAATCCATCAAATATACAAATTGGTTTAATGTCATAAAATTGTAAAATAGAACATAAAAGATACATGTTTTCTATTAATGTACCTGAACTGGCAAATTTATATAAATAGATACTTATATCTATTACAATCACTTTATCTTTCAACTTAAATAATGTTACCTTTTTCGTTCCATTTTTACTAAAACGATTAATTAACTTATTTAAATATCTAACGCCCATTTGCTTAATTTATTCTAATTAATTAAATAAATATCAATTTTATTCCAAAACGATTTAATATAAATAGTTGTATTTATATTAAATGGGAAATACAAGTTCTGTCCCCGATGGTCCAGTTTATGAATCGCTAAGCCCTTCAACTGATCAGATTGTAGAATATATCTCACAACACGTTGAACGCAATCATTCCGAATTTGATCCAATATTTATTGAAGCAGTCGCACGCACTGTGGTAGAATCTAAACAAATGGGTGTTAGTTTTAGAGGTTATCATGCCTATTATCATGAACAATTTATTATGGAAACTCTGAAACAATTAAAATTACGACAAAATATGCGTTTCCTTGTGAATATGATACTTTTCAAAATACGTCTCAAACATGTAGTTGATTCGTTTCGCGTGAGATATTATCAACCACCCGATGAAACCAATCCTGAAGACAAAGGTGGTGTGGGTTATCAAAAAAAATTAGCCACAACTGGTAAATCTTTTACAGAAGGTCAGTAAATTATCTTCTTTTTCTCATATATATATAAAATTACATAGCATCCCATTCACATATTGTCATTCGTGTTGTTTTAAATAATTCCACGCATCCTTCTTCCTTTTTTATCCGATTTTTGATAATAAACAATCTCATTCTGGCTAATTTTTCTAAAAAATAATCATTCTTATATCTTTTCTTTATAAATTGGAATAAACTTTCTAAATTATATGGCGTTTTTAAAAAACCAAAAGTATTGCAATTGGATACACGACACCAATCTAAAAAATCATAATAATAAAACATAAATAAACACTTTAAAATATAATAAGAAAAGACATGGGTGTTTTTTTCTTTATATAGTGAATTTCGACATTGAACGCTTGTATTATCCATTTTATACAGTAGTTCATATCGTAATCCCATAAATTTAAGAACTTTGACACATTGAAAGAGAGAAAAGAACTGTTCAATTTGAAAAAGGAAATAACTATAAACTAAGAAATCTGTTTGTTTTTTTAATTTATTTTTATCATCGTCCAATAAATAAAATGCACCAAATAAACAATTCATAATAGTTGCCCAAAACTCTGTGTATGCTTCATATAACCTTAAATCCGGAATTTTCAGTGGAAAGATAGATTTTATTTGTGAATTGAATTTATCCAATGATATATTTACAAAATCTAACCCTAGAGCATGAAATGTTTCATGGATAAATACTTTAAACCATTCTTCCTTTCTAAAAATAATAATACTTGAATCTTCTACACAACCTGTTGTTACAGCACTATTACAATTTTTTGGACCCAAAGCTGTAATTATACGCAAAGGTAATTTCTTCTTTTGGTTTGTTGGATAAATATAGATAGATAAGTTCTTACTACACGAACAAGATGTACATAAAAATCCCATATTCAACCAAGTTAACATTTTTTTGACATATTTTTCATATTTTGGTAATTGTTCATATTCATTTTCATCAAATATAATAAAATAGATTTTAATTTTATGACTCTTCATATGACATGTATAGCTTATACTTCCCTTTTCATGATCCTTAATTTCCTTTGTAATTGATGGAGGCATATAATAAGCACTAAATAAGGAATCTTCTTTTAAAGGCGGATATTTATTAATTTTTAGATTAATATTTTTGTAGATATAGTCAATGAAATTATGTGAAGCAATAATATCATAATATAATGATAATAATATTTGATCTAAACGTGTTTTGTTAACATTGATAGGTTCATTCATGTACATTTCAAATTCATCAATAAATCCCACAACCCATAAATTCAGTGCGCGTTATTCTTATTATTTCGAGGAATCTCCACCCATCAATTTCTCAACTTCTCTTAAAAGAAGTTGAGAACGAATGGCTAAAACAAGACGCTCGCTTAATGCCGTTGCTTTACGTGCAACTTCATCGAACGGTTGATCTGGCAGATCCGCTCCATCCAACACGCGTGCTCTAAACAAAGAGAGCTCACGTTCAACAAGTTGGCCAATCGATTCGATGTATGGCTCCA